ACGCCTTCTTTACCACGAGGGTTTAAATCAGAAAATATTTGATCAGCAGGATCTTGCGAGAACATGCCTTTCATATTGTCAAATGGTGCAATGACAATGTTATGCTGATTTTGCAGCGGATCAAATGCTACTTTATTGATCTCGATAATATGGGTAATGTTGCCTTTATCTAACTTATAAGAACCCTTATAAGCCATTGACATACCTTCATCACCAGATAATCCGTGGATGGCTAATAGATCTTGTAACTGAGTGGTCACCTTATTCATGTCGATTACACCGCCTGCCGCGTAGGAAGGCGAAGTAATCAAGGACATTGGAGCACCGGCTAAACGTTTATCTTTGCCAGCTTTTACAGCAACTACGTTTCCGTCCGCTGTAGTAATATAGAAGGCAATGTTATTGCCAAGGTTCATCTTAGCTGTTTGCTCAATAGCTTCTTTAAGAGCTGGCGTATCTACGGCTTGTTTAATTTGTTGAACGGTAATCCGATTGGTAGGTCCTGTTGTGACCTTATCCATCAGTTCTAAGCTTTTACCTATATCAGCAGCTGGCGGATATTCCTTAATTGGACTTAATTTTTTAAGTTCAGGATCTAATTCAGGGGCGGGTTCAATGGCCTTAGTATTGACTGAAGCTGGCGTAGTATCAAAGTCATCAATGTTAATTGCAGTAACTTTTCCATTACCCGCGCCATGGGTAGCTACTGGACCTACTTCAACATTTTTACCCGAGGCTAGCTGTTTAACTGACAAGTCAAAGGCTTTAACGTGGCTTTCTTTACGCAAACTTCTTACACCATCAGCTATCTTGCCACCAACTGCAAATAGTCCGGCTCCTGCTACCGTGCCAAAGGCCACGTTTGCCAAGGAGTCATACATATCGTAGTCAGCTTTACTTTGTATCTTGTCAGCATAAATAAAGGGTTCAACACCTAATGTGCCGACAAATCCGGCTTCGGCTCCTCTTGCCATTCTAGACGCGGTTTTAAAGCCAGATTCAGCAAGTTTTGCATATCTTGCTTGACCTGCTAATGGAATAAACCCAATTGCAAGACCTACAGGATCTAATAGAGATGCTCCCATTTCAATACCAAGAGCCATTCCATTATCAACAAAACCTTGAGCACGGCCTACAATATTGTTATACCGGACTTCATCTAACTTACGTTTATGTTGAATTGACGCAACAAGACTACTAATTGGTTTATCCCAAGTTAAATGCCCTGGAATACCATATTGCTGGTTTGCTTCATCTGGGCTTAGATAAACTGGCCGCTCTGCAACACCAAACTCTTCTAAAGTAGGTCGGCGTCTTTCCCCGGTACTACCACCGCCTCTAGCACTTGAATAGCGCTTACGATATAAGGAACGTAATTCCTCATCAGAATATTTTGTAAGTTCTTCAGCGCGGTCTAATTCACTTAAATTTAAAATAGACTGCAAACCAGAATCTGCTTTGTCCCAAGCAGCTCCTGCGACCTCACTTCTAGTTGCTCTTACACCGTCAAAACCAAATGATTGAAACCAGCGTGAAGGCGCCTCATCAGTAAAATTTAAACTAATAGGACTAGTTTCGCCAGTAAATGGTTTAAGTGAAAGTGGATCCTCAACTGTTACGTTAGGATCTTTAGCTTTTAGTTTTGCCATTATCTAGATATTCCACGAATTACATCTTCCATTCTAGTAAGGCGACTTGGTTTTTCAGTTAATGTTTTTCTAACATCATCTGGAAGTTTTTGAGTTAACTTTGAAAATGGAATACTAACCGTGCCGCCATCCGTAGTTGGTACTTTTTCTGGTACGCCGTTTGAATTAATAATTAAATCTAAACCAGTACCATCTTGATTAGTAATCCAATAACCGTTTTTAGAAAGCGACCTTAAATAACTTTCATTCATAAAAGCAGGTTGTTTTGCTACTGCCGGATCCATAGAACCAGGCACTGCAATTTTAAAGTTTTGCGCTAAATAAATTGGGTTTGCCTTAATTAATGCGGCATTTTCATGAATTTGAGGCAAATTATAACTATTGCTTTCACCTGGCTTTGACTTAGGAATGTAGTAGGTTCCACCAGTAACGTCAAAACTTTGCATTACATCTTGCCACGCGCGTTTGACTGCGCCTGTTGTGTCAGTACTATTTGTATTAATTAATTCTGCAGTGGCCATTTTAGCCACCAACGTTCTAGCGGCATCAAAAGTAGCAAGACGATTAGTTAACCCACCCGTAATTGCTTTACGGTAAGCATCTCCCATCTGCATGGCAGTACCTTCAATATCTTTATAGCTAACCCCTTTTTGTAAACTAGGAGCTAAATTACCTAAAAGTTTATCGTCTAGTTTTAAGGCACTTAAGATCTTAGTTTCAGCAGGGGTTCCTAACGCACGTGCAGCAAACATATATTCAGGTGGTAACGCGCCTTGGCCGGTTGTTAACTGTCTAAATGCAATGTCGGCTTGACCTCTAAATTCACCGTTTTGCCCGCCATATCTAGTTCTTAAACTTTGTAATCTACCAGCAACTTCATTTGGTGGAGCTTTGAGAAGATAATTAATTTCATTCGTGCGTTCTTGTTGACTTAAAATTGCGTAATTAAATGGCTCTACGCCGGCTTGACGTTGTAAGACAAGCATCTGATCGCGCCCGCCAGCAACATCACCTGCCTGCATTTTTTGCTGCACTGCCGGATGCTGCGACCAAAATGCCCCAGGATCTTGTGCTCGTTGTTGAACCCACCCATTTATTAATTGACCAACATTTTCTTTAATCTTAAGTTGATCAGCCGCATTTGCATTTGGTGTTGGCGTTAATTGATTGTAGCCGGCAATCATTTGATCGACTGGCAAAAATCTTAGACTAGACGCGGCATTCCAACTAGATTGCGCAATATTGACTTGACGTTGCATCTTATCTGCCATTACTACGGCGCGATCACCACCTATTACTCCAGATACCGCATTGGCTATTCCATTCTTTCCAGAGAATTGAGGTAAACCTGTGCCGGTACTTTGAATTAAGGCAAGGTGAGACTCAAAATTTTTCTCTAAATTATACTGTTGTAAGACATTACCGGCTTCATAGGTATGCTTAGCTTCACGAAATAATCTATTGAATTCATTAGGATCTAAACCTAATTGTTCCATCCTGGTCGGATTTTTTTGCAGTTCTTGCAGTGATTTGTAGGCAGCACCGGGACTATTAGTAATCATGGTTTGATACGCCGCAATTGTAAAATCACCGCGGGCATCTCGCATTCTTGCTAAAAACTTATTGTCAACAACCCCACGGTAGCCTTCAATTTCTTTAGTCTTAGGATCGTCTAATGTATTGTATAGAGTTTCCCATTTATTAATCATTTGATCTAATTTAGTTGGATCAGAACCAACTGCAATAATATCGGCTTTCCTAGCTTCCATTAAACCAATTTGACGGGCTTCTACGCGTTGATTTGCTTCAAACTGGATAGCTTCTCTTGCAACCGAACCTTTTACTTGCTGAACATATTGATCCCACATTTGCTGCGAGTAACGGTTAGAATGTTTCCATTTAGGATCATTAACTAATTCATTAAACGCCTTATCTACTTGGTTAAAATGTGTATCTGGTTGTGATGTACCGCCGTAATCAGGGTCTAAATATTTTTTAGTATTTGCGCTATCGGTCTCACGAAGATCGCTAATTCGCTTAGTAAGTTCAGTCCCAAAAGAAGAGGTTGTAGTAGCATGTTCAACTACTGCAATATCTTTTTGGCGTTGTACTTCCATGTCAGCAAATGCTGAAGCTACCTGACTAATCACTTGCCCGGTTTTTACAAGACCGCCACCTGCGGTTTCTGCCATGGCTGCAATTTGGCGACTATCTAGTCCTGACATAGGACGACCGCCTAGTCCAATACCGCTAATTTGACTTTCTTGATATGTTGGAATTCTTGGCATTATGTAATTTTCCCCATCTTATACGCTGAAAGTCCAACATTGCCAAATCCACCTAATACTGTGCCGAAGGCCGCCGTTGTTCCTGCTTGGCCTGCTGCCTTACCTTGCATTCTTGATAATTCAGCTTCTGACCTGGCGTTCTGATAATTAATTTCGCCGCCGTAAAGAATGGCTAATCTATCCATTTCGGCTTGTTGAACCGTATCTTGCTGTAACTCTAATGCAGTACCTTCCATTTGAATACCAGAAGCTAATACTGCTGCTCGCTGCGATCCAATGGCTCGTCGTAATCTAGCGGACTGGCGCTGTGCATCGTATTCCGCATTTTGCCTGGCAATTTGAGCATTGCGTTCTTGAACGGCTGCTTGATAGTTTAGAGCCCGTTCTTGTGCTTGACCTGCTTGATACTGGCCATACGCAGTAACTGCCGTACCAACTGCGGCAGCAACAAGAATAGCTGTACTAGTTGCGACTGCCATATTAAACTCCCTTTACATGAGCACGTTCAACGAGCTCATACCCAAGTTTTTTATAAATTGGACCTGCCGGAGTATCGCCGTTAATAACAAGATCAGACATTGTAATTGCTTTAACTCCGTGTTCTTTAGCCCAGTTTTCAAAAGCTTGCAATAAACGAATTGATGCTGTTGAACCGCGGTGTTCCTCATTGACCCACCAACCTAATTCAGCGGCTACCTTTGTATTTCTTGCAAACCAAAAATTTGTGATAATTCCGCAAATACAACCAACAATTTTGCCTTCTTTTTCTGCCACAAAGACAACACCATTATCAATCAAATTGCAAATTCCGAACACTACATCATCGCGTTCAATTTCAGTATAGTCCGTAAATTGAGAATAATTTAAAAATGGTCCTGCCATTGCCACAATAGCATCAACATCTGGGACGCCGGCTTTTCTAATCATCTTTCAGATACGACCATGGCGTACATGATCATTAAAATAGTTGCCGGATGCGGCGTATCAGACTGAATCGTTAAATTAAATTCGCGGTCTGGCGTATGCTGCAATAGCACTCGCTTATCTCCGGTAAATAATTCAACACTACCCATGGCTGATCCTGCCTCCCTAAATGGGATAATTTCTAAATTATTTTCATTAACACCAAACTTCAAATTAAACGTATCTACAACCCTAAAGGTGACTCGCTCAATACGTCTTATTTTACCCTGACTTGGTCCGTTTTCTGTTTGAACTTCGGGGTCTAATGTGCGGGCTTTAGCTACATAGCCAAGTCCGACAGCCGCTGTCGTTGCCGGTCTATCTAGTGTAATTTGCCCGCCAGTTACTGTTCGATTAGGGTGAACGGCGCCGTTTACAAAAACTTGTACAACTTGACCTTCTAAATGGTTTAGTCCAGTTAAAGTACTTGTGGCGGCTCCAGAGTAAGATAATCCGCTGTCGACAAAAAAGGCTTGCTGCACGGTATCGCCTTTAGCTGTGTCAAAAGATCTTTCTAAATATTCGACGTATTTTACAGTTGCGCCATTGATTGTCCGGCGTACAACCAGATAAAGAATTTCAGACGATTCATCTGCCTTAGGAATAACCGCAATTGATTCTACAAATGTATTTGTGCCGCCAATAATATGGCGGTGCCACGCCACTACCTCTTGTTCGCGCTCGTAGGTTAAACAGCGTAATTCGCCAGTTTGTAGTAAGACCCAAACTAGATTGTCTGGTGATCTTGCATACGCAATCTGCTTGATGTAACCAGTGGTAATATGCTCAGCTAGCAAAGTCATGTCTGGTGAAGTATATCCATCAGCATTAACGTCGTAGGCAAGTTCACGAACTTTTAATCTTGACCTGTCAATGTATAGGGTAGTTCTACTAGCTCCAACCACCCGTTCATCGGCGCTACCGTCTGTTGTTTCACGCGATACCGTAACGTTTGTCGGTGTTAATGCTTCAAAGTTTCGGCCTGACGATAGAATAAACGGACCGTCTGATGTACCAATCTGTAAGCGCTTTTCGCCGTAGATCCATCTAATAGCATTAACTTGATCTGTCGATAGCGTAAAATTCAATGCAGAATCATCTAGGACTTCACCGTTTTCATTTGTAGGACTAAAGCTAAGGAAGTCACCAGACCTACTCCCCCAAATAGTAGAGGGCTTCTGAGTGGATCCTGAAAAGAATAACCGTTCTTGAAAGAATGAAACGGCTGACGGCCAACCCGTCGTATTAGACCAACTGCCAAGCCGCCAATCAGTAGTTGCCGAAGTTGCATGAAATGGTAAATCGGCATCTATTTCGGCGGTTACTTGGGTTGCACTCGTATATGCAGTAATTTTGGCGGCGCCCCAGTGGGCAGTTGTATGGCCAATCCTAATCCACCTACCTACATCAGTTGATACAAAAATACCAGTACTTGCTGTAATAGTAGTTGTACCAGTGGTATGCTGCGGGTTTACGGTGGTGGCAGTGGTATTAACCGCGTCGTATGGCCCGTCTTTAAATGCAAAATCAGTTAGTGTCCAGTTAGTTGCACCTAAACGGTTTAACTGCTTAATTGGATAACTTTTATGAACTAAATATAAGATGTCTGCTGATTGAGTAAAATCTAATCCATCAAGATCGGCTGTTGTATAAGGCGTAGCAATTTCATAAATGCTGCCGCCGTTATATAGTTGACCTTCATTGCGGTAAAAACGAACATATAAATTGCCAAATTCTAAAACATAGGATTGGGTCGTTGAAAAGATAAATGGAATTAATTTTACCGCCGTTGTAACTTTAGTACTAGCAATAAACCTAGTACCTGGCCGTTTAGTCATGCCTCCGTGCGGGAAGATAAGAAAGTTTTCACAGCGCTCTAACGCTGATCCATACTTGGCAAGGTCAATACGGCCATGCAGCCGCGGACTAATTTCACCGCCAGTAAAGTTAGTCTGAATCGGGGTACTTTTAGCCATTAATACCTCGGTGGGGTCGAGATCCAGCTAGGTGTTACGCCGGTTCTAGAATCTAACCAGTAATCGGTATCAAGTACATCTTGCGCATTTTCTTGCGCATCAACAAACTTAGCTTCACGAAGTTTTAGTTCATACAAGTTATACATCCGCTCCATAGCTTCAGTACTTTGTAGTAATGGGTGCGCCATATCTGCGGCTAATCTAGCGGCTAAAGCGTCAACTAACAAGGTATCATAGGTAATAACATCGGTAATTAAACCAATGTAGGTAATCTGCAAGATCTCGTCATCATAGAGAATCTTTTTGCCTTCAATGCTGTATTTACCTAGGTTATTTTCAATGCTAAGTAAACGTAAAAAATCGGCCGGTAAGGTAAAAGCATAAGCATAGCCATATACTGGCGCTTGCGCTTCTTGTGGTAATGAAGCCCGTTTAATTAAACAGTTCCATGGGTGGCCTCTAAATACTGCAGCCCTGGTGTCATTAAATAATCGATTTGCCGTACTTGCGGCTTTAGTTGAGTCTGACAACGAATTAATGGGATCTACACCAAGCATTGTTAATGCTCGATTAACGATATCAATGTCTGATGTGGCCATGTCAAGCTCCTAAGTAAAGAAGGGGATCAGGCACGTGAACCCGACCCCCTAAGTTGCTGCATTTACTACTTAATCAAGCGAATACAAAATGTAACCGCTGATTGTTGCTGCGTCAGGGAGTGTACCGCCCTCAACTAAACCAGAAATTGTCATTCCAGTCCGTGTAGTCCATTTAGACGTCACGGTAGAACTAGTAGTTCCGGCAGAAGCAATGGAGGTAGACGCCAAGAAAGCAGTAGTACTGGCAGCAACGCTTGCATTAGCAATAGTTGTATAGCCAGTATGTCCGACCTTTAAAGTACGCGAAGCGCCAAATGCTGAGTAAGTTACAGAAATCTGCAATACTCGAACATTACCGCCTGGTAATTTAGCTAGAAGAACATTATCACCGTCAGCGCCTGCGCCTGATTGAGTATATGTAAACGCGGCAACGCGAACGCGACCGTGTTCATCACATGCATCATTCATAACAGCTGGCACTGCAACAGTGTTAGCGTATTGAGTAGAATTAAAAGTAGCCATGTCTGTTCTCCTTATTCAGCGCAAATTAATTCAACTACTTTTTCTTCTTCCATGCGGGTTGCCCCGAACGAAGCAGAAACGTAGACTTGGGTGGAATTGCGCTTGTCACGACGTGGACCAATATCAACGGTAATGTCAGCACCAACCGCTAACAACAACCCTGATTGTGCCCATGCCACGCAACGACGATGGCTAGAAGCGTTAGTTCTAACTAGTTCGGTACGGACAAACTCAAAACCCATAAAGCTATTAATCTCACCCTGAACTAAAGCACGGACAGTGTTGTAGTCTGCACTAGAAACTTCAGTAGTTTTTAAGAGATCAGTAACTTGTTTAGCTGTCAAAGCAATATAACGCCGCTCAGTAGGATCAACTTCGTTTTTATCCATAATTTCTTTGGCTTTACGAAGCTTAGCAATGGTCAAACCAGAGTTAGCAGCTGCACCAGATTCTACATAATCAACGGCAACTTGTTGAGTATTTGGAAACGATACAGTTGACGAACCGGTTTTACCAGTGTAAACAGAACCAAAAGCAGCATCAAGAATGACTTCGTCCATCTTACGGCCTAGTGCATAAGCAGCGTTTTGGCTGTAAGGTGAGGTTGGGTCAATCAACATGCGGATACGATCTGTACGATCAATAAGATCTGCCCAGTCGAAATCGCGCAAAGAAACGCGACGACGATCATGCGGAACATTGATCAACGGGGTATCTTGATGACGGCCAGTAACTTCCTGGGCGGATGTAGCACCAATACGATCATAGAAGTCAAATTCAGCGTTCTGAGATTCAGCGCGAACGAATGGGCGCAAGCGTGAACCTTTTTGCTGAACAAGGTGTTCTACGTTAGCACGGTACTGTTGTACAAATGCTGTAGTGATTTGAATGGACATATGTCCTCCTTATATCAGTTAAAGTTAAATACAATGCTCGCAGAGGTTGCCCAAACGGACCCCTACATACCCTCATGGCTAGGCGACACCACCGGACCCTTTCGGGTTGCCCGTTACTAGCATAATACAGTAAAACTGTACACTAGTTAAACTTTTTTAAGATCCGACTTCTTCCGGATACGCAAACCCATAAAGTTCGTGCATCTTCTTAACGGCTTCAGCATGACCTTCAGTGGCTGGACTTAAATACGCCGACATAAACTTTTCATCTCGCTGCATACGCGCAATCTCTTGGCGGGCTGCATCAGGCGTTAATGTAAAGCCACCGGCTTGTCCAGGTTGAGTCAATGACTCTTGCATCTTCTCACCAATCTTAGCAAAGACTTTGATAAACATTGGATTGTCACCAAGTCCAGTTTCATTGAGCCACTTCTTCATATCTTCGCCACCAAAGGTATCAACGGCTCTTACAGCAAGGTCAATCTTTTGGTCGTATGCTTTGCCAAATTCTTTTTTGACGTCATTAACCCATTGCTCACGCTGTTGTTGCCCGGTTTGCATCATAGTAGTATGTTGTTCACCGGCAAACTGCATGTAGTTCTTAAATACGGTTTCGGCTTGCTTTTGTGACAGGCCGGCTTCATGAAACACTTTCTTAAAGTGATCAATTGCTTCTGGTTGAAATGGCATATCCTCAGGGATAATACCCTTAGGATCTAAGTTGTACTTACCATCTTGAGGTCTTCCTAGTTTCTCATAGAACGAATCCCACTCAGTAGGATCAGCTCCTTCGCCTGGAATGACTAGCTTATCTTTACCAACCATGCGCTGAGCATGTACATAAGATTTTGCCAGACCGTTTAAATCCTTAATATCAGCTAGAGTAGGATCAGAACGTAAGCCCTCATCGAGAGCTGCCCGCCAATCGATAGAACCACTCGAGCTGCCCGCTGCGATGGTTGCTGCAGTCGATGCGCCACCATCATTTACTACGGACCCTGTGTCTACTTCACTCATTTTGCATTGCCTCCATTTGTTTCAAGATTTGTCTTGGGTCTCTTTCCAAAAACCGCAAGATGCTAAGTACAAGACGACGCTGGCCTTCACGGTGCGCTGTCTCATAAGGATCACCTGCTACGTAACTTGTATCAGAAAGAAAACTAATCTTACATAGATGTTCTAATACGCGTTCGCCATCAGGCGTGGAAAAAACCATTTTATACGAGTCATGCAGTTTCATTAAGTCTTGTGATTTCACTGCATTGGTCCCATTGTTTGTTGATCAATTCCTTGATTTGGTGGTTGCTCACCTAAACCAGGGGCTACAGCTGCGGCGTTGGCTGCATCTTTAGCGGTTGCAGCAAGTTCACGGCCAGTTGCCACGTCTTGCATTTGTTGTTGCTGTTGGGCGCGGCCTTCGCGAATCTTAGCCACTTCCTCAGCAGATAGCAAAGTTTCTTGCGGCGCATCTAACAAGCGATGTGCCCACCGTACTGTACCATCAGCATTAAGGTTATCAAAGATCTCAGGTTTAACGTTAGCCAGTGGCACTAAGGTTTCTAGCAGCCTAGTAAAGCTAAATAGTTGTTGTGTCTTTTGAGCCCGAGCAACTGGTGATACATAGTCAATGCGTAGCATGCGACCTTGCGCCATGGGAGGTGCTGGTGGTAACATGCGCCGACGATTCATAATATTAAAGACGCGATCGATCAAGGGTCCTAGGAACTCGGTTTGTAAGCGACCAACCATTGGTCCCATTAACCGCATACGTTCTTCTTGCCGCTGCAATACCTCGGTAGCCGTCATGCTAGGACCTTCACGCATCTGCATCCAGTCTACGTGGTAAGTCTTTAAGATGTGCTGACGTCTAGATTCAATAAAGTCTAAGCCAATGTCAGGTCTTAAACCTTCAATCAATGGCTTAACGGTATCTTGAGTACCTGATCGGTAGTAGTTAAGACCACCTGGGATGGTGCGCAATGGCAGCATGAAGCCATCATCAGGAACCATGAGTGGTGGATCAGTAGCTTTTTGCGCCGCCTTGATAACGGTCTTACTCATCTCATTGACCATCTTAATATCAGGCAAGGCTGTCATGGATGGTGAACGACCGTATACCTCACCGGCTGTTTTTGTCCACCGCGGTACCATGTATGGAAACTCTTTAAACCCGCCAACATCAAGCAGAATCTTTTCTTCTTCTAAGACGTAGGCACTCATCCAAGGCATGTCCTTGGCAAGGGCAGAATCAGGATTAAAGGTGTCACGCGGTTCTACTGCATGAATGCAAGTAAACTCAGCGTGTGGTTCTTTGTATGCTTTTTCAATAAACTTTTCAGGAAGTTTATCGCGATACAACTGTACTAACTGTCTTGCTGTGTGCTTATACTTACGATAGACCGTATCAATGATACCTTCTGGTGATTCAGAGATATAACATTCAGCAAGGTGATAGGTTCTAAAGTTAATTGGTTTACCAGGGCGATCTTCAACATACATCACTGCAGTACCATAGGCACCTAAGTCAATGTATAGTTCATGCACCATGGAACCAAAGTTAGATGATGGTGAATGAAACACTTCACGGAACATGATCTCAGTTACGTTCTGTAACCAAAGATTTGTAGGATCATCAACGTCATCAATGCGCTTTTCAACTTGCAACCCAAACCATTGCTCTGAGGGCGCCGTTAAATAACCATGAAGGCCAGCTGCTAATTGTTCATTAGCCAAAGGAGCTGTTGAGTCATACACACGATCATACCGAGTACGGTCACCTTGCGAGCGCATGGCATTAAAGTCACCACGCCTTGGGTTTACATAATCAGTACAATCTTGCCACAGGGTTTCCCATGGTGACCTAATCGTGGTTAGTTTACCTAACCGATCAGTGATGACTGCTACCAGATCCTTTGGATTATCCACATTAACCGCCTAGTAAAGATGAAGAACCTAATGTTTTCTTCTTTGTTGTTTCATCCATGGTGCTAATGCCAGTAGGTCCGGTTAAGATAGTACTAGACCGTCCTGCAGCACTGCGCTCTAACTTACGTTGCTTTGCTTGAGTTTCCTGGATCGCCGCATTATCCGCCGCTGGAGGCGGAGGTGCTGGAGGTACAGGAGGGGGACTACCGCCGCCGCCACCACACATAATCATCTCCTCTTTTTAAATAAACTACCGACGTTAGTATAACCTAGCAAGTTGTACAACATAGCAGTCCTTTCAGGAGCTACCATGGTTGACGACGCAGGACATACCTCCTTCACACCTTTTGCAAAAGCCCAATCCTCAAATGCTGTAATCAACTTTACGGCAGCAAGACCACCGCGTTTAGTAGGATCAACAAAGAGTAATAAATCTTGTGCAATCAGGTCCTTACCGAAATAGTACTCCGTAATGTATCCGGCGTACATACCTATGATTTTACCATCGACTTCGGCAACGGCTGACCAGCACGTTTCGGGGTTAGCCAAGTAATGATGGCCTAGGTCAATTAACTTTTGCGCGTCAAAGTCAAGATCTCGGTACACCGATTCCTCATGCATGATCTTTCCTAGCTCAACCATGGTCGGCAGATCGTCTAAGGTAAACGGTCTGATCATAGGATCTGATACTCCATGTCAGCCATCCGAGGTAACTTCTTAGCATTCATATTTAACTGGTCGCGTAAACCCACGGCAAGATAGCGCATCGCATCGGCTGGGTGACTGGTCCAATCGTGTAACGGACGATCACGGAAAACTTTGTTCTTCTCGTCAAAGTCCTTACGGTACTGGCGCAAAGCTTCAATTAGGTGGCTGCATTTTTTCTCGTCAAAGTAACACTTAGGCAGGGTTGTCCGAACGGCTTCGATACCGTCGTCAATCCGTAGATTAGCGGCCACACGGAACCGGATCCCTAGTTCACGGGCCACCTCTAACCGACTCTTGCCCGTCCCCATCTCCCTAACTTGAATGTCATGTGGGGCAATGTGTTCACCATAGATATACTCTTTTTCCTTGAGGATCTTCACGTAGTGCGCCAAACCTTCACCGCTACTTTCGTAGTAATCAATGATCCGGATCTCACCGCCGTGACGCTGAAAGAAGATAATCGACGTTGAATCACCCATGCCAAGGTCCCAAGATGTGTGAACCTCAAGGCGTGGTTCATAAGGAACCCCAGTAATCTTACCGTCAGCAAGTAACCTAGCCATGGCGTTACCGTAGTAAGAACCGACTAACGGAGCATCAAAGCTGCAATAAAACTCTTGCTGGATCATCTCATCAGGCATCCCTGATTGACGCTCCTCTTCTACGGCCTCTTGACTAATGGCCCTGGTATCATCAACACTTAATGTTTGCTGGAACCACTTCTCGTTTCGTCTTGCCATGTTGAGCAAATCGTACCCATGGTTTCGACCTCGAGCGGTATAAATAAATAATGCCCATCCTCCATTTTCAGCCAAGATGGGACGAATGTAATCCCATGCTCGGGGATCTTGGAGGGAGTATTCAGAGAAGACGACTCCGACGGGATTTGCACCAACCAATCGGTCAACGTTGTCGGTACCCACCACCTGATAGATTGAGCCATTCTTTAACGTTAATCGCATCTCAGTATTGTTTACAGCTTCCCACATCTCCTTAGGAAAGTGATCTATAAACTTTCTACCGTCGCGGGTCATCCCGTCCCAAGCGATTTTTCTCCCCTGGTTGTATGTAGGAAACAAGTGCCAGTATAAACCAGGCCTGGTTAATGCTGACACCGCACACCAGTTTATGGATAGTAAGTCCTTACCGGCTCGCCGATGCCAAACTGCAACTGCTCGTTTACCTCCATCCTCTAGAAATTTCCAAAGAGGAAATTGATACGCACGTGGCGCCCAATTAAGAGGTACCGTTATCTCCGCCATCTGTGTCCTTTGCTACGTCGCTAAACCGGACGACATTAATGTTAAATGAACCGCTGCCCTCAAGCTCCATTTCCACTGCCTTGCGCTTAGGAGCTACATACTGGGCTAACTCCTTAAATGCCTGTAACTTTAATTCAAGACTAGCCGTTGGGTCAGCCGCAATCGTGGCCATTCCTTCAATTGGGTCGCAGCCTAGGGCTGTAAGCTTTTCTTCGATCTCCGCAGACCGTTTGTTCTTAGCCCCTACAGGACGACCTGCACCTTCTCGTTTCCCGCCTAATGTGGCCATAATCTACCTCCTTAGCAGATAATATAGGAAGATTGTACCGTGGTAAATGGCTTTTTGTTAAATATTTCTTAGGGTCATAGCTTATTGGCTTATTGTATTGATTGGCATTCTTTGTAAAAATTGCGTGTTGATGTAAATTTTTTCCCTATACTAATACAATTACGCACGGATTTTATTCGATGTACCTTTAAAACCCCTCGCAGAACCAGTGACTTGGCGCGTTTTGGGCGTGAACCCTTCGCCGCCCGCCCCGGGCCCCTGACCCGGGCTCGGACCTACGCCAGTAAAAATCATGAATCACTAATAGAAACAAACTATTCATGAACAATCGCCAACAATCCGAGGTCAAAGGACCAAGGAAAACGGCTAAAAGTCGAGGGAGGGAGGACAGAAGTGGGAGGGAATGGGAATGAATAATTGTGATATTTATTCAATGGAGAAAGTAGAAAGAAATCCACTTAAACTGGTACAAGTCCTAGTTTATAAATACGGATAAAGACCGTATATTAAAGACGTAAGACAAATGTCGATAAGTTTATTGACAGAAACTTACTAATTAATAAAGGAGAATTTATGTATTACATCGATCTTTCAGGTCCACAAGGAAACGCGTTTTCACTTATGGCAACGGCGACAAAATTAGGAAGAGGTTTAGGATTTGATAAACAACGAATCGACACAATAATTACGGAAATGCGAAGTGGAGATTACGAAAATCTCAAGAAAGTTTTTCTGAAGAATTTTGGTGAAGTTGTGGCATTTGAGGAGGATTATGATGATTAAATTTTCAACCGCGTTAGAAGACGAGATTCTAAAAAGACGAGTATTAAACGAACTGGAGGAATTGGAGAAGTGTGGAATTCCAGTCAACAAACGAATTTACAAAGGATTAACAACGAATGATCCAAAGTGGAAGATTTCGTTGAGTGATTACGAAGATATGCGTGTGAGTGATATTGCGGATTTACTAAGAGAAATTTATCCGTGATATAATGTATCCGTTGTACCAATAAAGGAGAATTGTATGAGTGAAAAAGAAGTCAATTTATTGTGGTTTGATAAGGTCGTTGAGGATAACCAAGACGATTTCAATCAAACAATGAATTCTGAACTTGAAAGTTTTTTGGAGTGGAGTCAAGGTGTAACGGATATTTTTAATGGTTTAGATGATGAAGATGCGATGGAATACGTTGAAGAGTTTCGTATTAGATTGCTTAAAAATTGGATCAAAACGTTAGACATAAAGGAGAATTAATATGTATTCACTAGAAGATTTACATCAATCTGTCAATGATATTTTCGAACAATTTGATGAAGGAAAAATTTCGGAGGACGACGCAATTGCGATCGTCAAAAATTGTTGTAACGAATTCCTACGTAGGAATCCGCAATCTTTTACAAATGACGCGGATATTAATTTTACGTCATACAAGGGATACATCATGACAACTTATCAGGAATTGTGTGATGTGTTTGGGCCACCAGACGATGGTCCGAACGATTTAGAGGCCGACAAAGTGACGTGTTGTTGGAGATTAAAGTTTGCCGACGGAACAGTGGCAAGTATTTACGATTGGAAAACAGGGAGGACACCTTTTGGCGAGTACGATTGGCACATTGGCGGACACAACATCAAGGCGGTCAGTCGAGTCAAAACGGCGATCAATTCAGTGCGTGTTGACAGTATTAGTATAGAGAAAAAATAAAAATTGCAATGCATTTTATGTCCCCATGACCAATCAATATAATATGCCAATAAGTCCTTGATTCCATGTATATATATCGTTCGCAAAAGTTATTAACAAAATGCGCCAATATTCCGAGGTCCATGGTACAATACAAATTCGCAGTTTTATAAAGGAGAACGTATGAAAGTAAGTGATCTATTAGAAGTATTATCCGAGTATCCACCTGATCTTGAGGTCAAGATCGCCATGAATCCTGCCAGACCGTTTGTCAGTCACATTCGTGGTGTGGTCCAACCATCGTCCAATAGCGCGGTCTTTGTAGTCGAAGATTACAATGCTCAACCGTCCCAGGTCAATTTTTGGGGGTTACTCGATGATTAAATATATTGGCGGATTTTTGGCCATCGTCTTTGTCTTAGGTACAATTTACCTCGGTATGTGGGTCGGTTGTGCCTTAGACGACGAGTGTTTTGAGATGCATACCGGTCAATCAGCAAAGGATCCCAAGTATGCGAAACCTTAAAGACTACGAAGCACTTGGTCTGATGATCGCCATTCCAATTGTTGTACTGGTATTAATGCTAGTGATTTTTGTTGTAAGATCGTTATTATTCCGTGTATAATGTAATTTGGTATTTTAATAAAGGAGAATTTTTATGTCGCATATGGTTGAAACAATGGCATACGCCAACGAAGTTCCCTGGCATGGTCTCGGCACCAAGGTCAGTGATGCATTAACCCCTGAGCAAATGATGATCGCCGCCGACCTTGATTGGACGGTCAGTCGTCGTAAGATCATCACTGAATGTGGTCTCAAGACTAATGATTGGGCATTACTTGTCCGTGATTCAGACAATAAGATTTTGGGTCCTTGTGGCAAGAACTACATCCCCATCCAAAACTCTGAGGTATTCTCGTTCTTTGACAAGTTTGTCAAGGCAGGTGCGATGAAGATGGAAACCGCCGGTTCCTTAGACGACGGTCGTCAGGTCTGGGGCCTCGCTGCGATCAATAAAGGCTTCTGTTTACCTGGTGGTGACGAAGTCAACGGTTACTTGCTCTTCAGTCAACCGCACATCTGGGGCAAGAGCATGACCATCATGTTTACGCCGATCCGCGTCGTCTGCAACAATACGCTTACCATGGCACTTGGTCAACGGTCAAACCGTTTTACCATGCCTCATGTGCGTATCTTTGATCAGGATGTGGCCCAGAAGGCTGAGGCAGCCTTAGGCTTGGCATCGGGTCATCTCGAGGCTTTCAAGGTCACTAGCGAGCTCCTAGCACGCGTAGCCTATGACGAAAAGCAAGTCTCTAAGTACATTACTCAACTTTTCCAGCCTGCCTTGATCCTCGACCACGAAGATCGGAGCTTGTGGGCAAAAACCGCGGATGAAGTGTATAATTGCATTCATACCCAACCAGGTGCCGCGATGAGTGAAGGTACTTGGTGGTCCGCATTAAATGCTGTAACGTATTACGTAGACCACAAGGCAGGTCGTGACCGCGATGCTTCCTTGCAGTCCGCGTGGTTTGGCCCGCGTGCCGCTCTCAAGCGGAAGGCCTTAGATCTTGCTGTCGAATACGCGCAGGCAGCTTAACTAAAGGAGAACCAGAATGGTTACTTATCGCTTTATCTGTGTACCTGACAGTAAGTTAGCAAAGCAGGCAAGGGCTATTCTGGCGATCATTGAGGAAGCTGGCGAAATTAGCAAGACTGAACTGCTGACGCTTGTGGGAGCTCGCCTCAAGAGTCGTCAGAAGCCGCAACGCTTAGTTACGTATTATCAGGGCATGTTAATTAAAGCCGGTGGCATCGAGGCTATAAAATCTATGATTAGGTAATTTCTACCGGGTCGTTACGGGGTCGACTATAAAGAACCCGACCAACTAGAAAGGAAATTGTATGGCAAATGAACGAGGCAAGGCGGTCGATAAGACCTTTTTAAGTATCGACAATGCGGAAGATCGCGGATTCTTACACCGTGATTACATTGCCCATTGTCTTAGGTGGACCCACGTGGTCAAGTGGTTACATCAAGGCGGTCGTTACAAGACGGCTAGGATTCTAGACGTCGGCTGCGGCAAGGAGATGCCATTGGCCAAGCTCATGCATTCATCACGTTTGGGTCCTGCTTTCTATGCTGCAGCTGATATCTCTAAGTTAGAGATGCCTGCTCAGTTTGCCAAGAGCACGTGGAAACCTTCGCAGTTGCTGTCTGAATGTGATGCTGCAATTCTCAAGGTTGACGAATTACAAGAACGTCCAAATACGATCGTCTGTTTTGAGGTTGCTGAGCACATCGAACCTGAACATTGTCGTCGGTTGCTAGCTAACTTTGGTGCGTTGCTTGAACCAGAAGGCACGTTATTCTTGTCCACCCCATGTTGGGATCCTGATGTAGGTGCTGCTGCAAACCATGTCAATGAGATGACCTATGCTGCATTTGGTGCGCTACTCGAAGATATTGGTTGGCGTGTTGAAGGTCACTGGGGCACGTTTGCCTCGATGCGTGATTACAAGGACCAGTTGCCACCAGCCCACAAGGAAGTGTTTGACGCCATGCGTGACTACTACGACAGCAATTACTTGGCTACCATCTTCGCGCCCCTGTATCCACAGTATTCACGTAACTGTTTATGGCAACTAAAGTGGAATCCCGGTGGCAGCCGTATGTTTGCTGATCTTCGTGATGTTGAAGGCCGGTGGGGTAGCTCAGAGCAGTGGAAGGAGTTGCTTGTATGAACATGTGGAACGACATTAAGGACTTCCATGTGAAGTTTGGCCTGAATTACGATGGTCCACCCAGGTCGTTACCACAAGACCTGGCTAGCTTTAGGGTTAACTTCCTAATCGAGGAGACTGACGAATACATCTTAGCCGACAAGCGTGCTGATGAATTAGATGCGCTTGTTGATCTTGTTTATGTAGCCATGGGCACTGCTTACTTGCACGGCTTTGATTTTGCCGAAGCTTGGCGCCGTGTCCATGCTGCAAACATGGCCAAGGTGCGTGGTCCTTCTCAACGTAGCGGCGAATACGACGTCATCAAGCCAGAGGGTTGGCAACCTCCTTACCATGGTGACCTTGTCGGAGAAGCACAATGATCTTCATCTTAGAAGGTCCTGATGGCGTAGGCAAGACCACGTTAGGTCAACACATGGCCAAGACGTTAGATGCTAAGTACCTCCACCTTAGTTATCGCTGGCCAGACAAGATGTTTATGTATCACACGGCAGCTATTCGGTGGGCGATCAGACAAAAGAAAGATGTAATCATCGACCGGTGGTGGCCATCAGAAGCTTTGTATGCCGACGAATATCGTGGGGGTAGTCAATGGCCCATGATGGGACGCATGATGGATCGCGTTGCGCGTAAACACGCTGCCATGTACATCTATTGTTTGCCAGCTGATCTTGTCGACTATCAAAAGAAGTTTAGTGAACTAAAAGAACTTCGCACTGAGATGTATGATGACACAACTGGCGTTGCCAAACGTTACCGCGATTTATTCTTTGGTAATCGTCTGCACACCAAGACTGAAAACTATACGGATTATCTGACACAGTCAGGTGGACTGTATCATCGTCAAGATCATTTGCCGTACACGATCGAGACTTGGGGCAGCAAGCTTGACATGTTTACTGAGTGGGCAGTTAGCCGGGCTAAAAGTTGGCAGGCCGCACAGTTCCAACCAGCACTAGATCCTAGTAATCCTAACATGCTAGGTCACTTAGCCACGGCGCAGTATCTATTTATCGGTGACCAAGTCAATCCTAAGTACCATAACTTACATTGGCCATGGTATGACTATGGGCATTCAAGCTTGTATCTATCTGAAGCACTTAATCGTGTGCCTGCCAGTGAGGAACTGTTTATGTGGGCTAATGCCTACAATGCTGATGGCTCACCGAATGAGCTTGTCAATAAATTATTGTGGCAGCATCCGAAGTTAAAGGTTATTTGTGCCGGCAAAAAGTCACTAGATCACGTAGTGAGCCAGGGCTGGACTATTTTTGAACACATCAAACACCCATCATACATGCGTCGGTTTGAAGGGCACGTTGATAAGATGAGAGAGGTATTACGTCATGCTATCCACTAATACAGCCTGGCTTAAGGCACTATCTGATTGCCTTACAAACGGCAAAGAGTCAGCACCGCGCGGTAAAAAGATTAAGGAACTAATGGCCTATCAGACGACCATCCCAATGGAGTGGCCAATGATGACCGTTAAGGATCGGCACCTTGGTTACCGGTTCATGGCTGCCGAAGCTGCTTGGATTCTCAGTGGCGACAACCGCGTCAGAACCATTGCCCCTTACAGTAAAGCCATTAGTAACTTCAGTGATGATGGTCACTTCTTCAATGGTGCCTATGGGCCCATGATTCGCGAGCAGTTACACCACGTCATTGCTGCCTTAAATGACGACACCGATACACGTCAAGCCGTACTTACTATTTGGCGCCCAAATCCGGCTAAGAGTAAGGACATTCCATGTACAGTTAGCGTGCAGTTCATGATCCGTGACGGCATGCTGCATGTCATTGATACCATGCGCAGTTCAGACCTGTGGCTTGGTTGGCCATACGACGTCTTTAATTTCAGTATGCTTGCAAGGTATGTAATCTGCCATTTAAAGCACAAACCAGAACTTGGTGTCCTTGTCTTACAAGCCGGCAGCAGTCATCTTTATGAGGATAACTGGGAAGATGCTGCCATGATTTTACAAAAACATTCGCAACTCGACGCACCAGTCATTCCCTGGTTTGAGCATGGCGACGATTTAGTTGAATGGTTATGGGAGAAGGCAGATGGAACTAAACTACTGGAGACCTAGTCGTGATGAGTACTTTTTGGCGATGGCTTCGCTCGTCTCGCTTCGTGCAACGTGCCGGCGCCGCCGCGTTGGCTGTATTCTCGTGGACACTAATCGCCATGTACTTGCTACTGGTTATAACGGTGTTGCTCGTGGGGTTGATCATTGCCTTGATCATGCTTGCCCTGGAGCGAGTTACGAACCAGGAACTGGTCTGGACAAGTGTGAAGCTATCCATGCCGAACAAAACGCGTTGCTGCAATGTAAGGATACCGGTAAGATTGAAACGGCGTATATAACCGTTAGTCCCTGTGTCACGTGCGTAAAGCTATTAATGAATACCGGTTGTAAACGTATTGTTTTCTTAGAACAGTACGTCAATGTTGATGCAAAAAACTTATGGAAAGGTGAATGGATACATCATGGACCAATTGAGCATGTTTATGCCGAGATCGGATTGGTCTCCCCCAAAGGACTTCCCCAATCTGGCGGCAGCAAAAATCATATCATTCGACTGCGAGACAAAGGATCCATTTCTGATGGAACGGGGTCCGGGCGGGGTGAGATATGATGGCTACGTGGTTGGCGTCTCTATCGCGACTGAGGATTACTGTGGCTACTTTCCGATTGCGCATGAAGGTGGCGATAATCTGCCTAAAGCTAGTGTACTTCGATTCTTGGAAGATGTCCTTAAAACACAAACTCCGAAAGTTGGGGCTAATCTAATCTATGATTTAGAGTGGTTACGCGCTGAAGGTATTCAAGTCAATGGTCCAGTTTGGGATATTCAAATTGCTGAGCCGTTGATTGATGAGAATCAAGTAAGCTATTCACTGTCAGCCCTTGCTAAGAAATATCTTGGGGTTGACAAAGACGAAACCCTGCTTAAACAAGCAGCCAGTGCCTTTGGTGTTGATCCTAAAAGCGGGTTGTGGAAGTTACCGGCTAGGTTTGTAGGTCCATACGCCGAGGCTGATGCTGCCTTGCCATTAAAGATCTGGGCGATTCAAGAAAAGATCTTGAAGCAAGAAGATCTATGGGATATCTTTACCCTTGAATCAGACCTAGTGCCAATCATGCTTGACATGCGGTTTAAAGGTGTTCGTGTCGATGTTGATCGTGCTGAACAGCTCAATGATCAGTATCTAAAAGACGAAGCTAGGATGCTAGGTGAATTACGAGACACTGCCGGTTTCATGTTAGAACCTTGGTCAGCTGATGACCTTGGCAAGGCCTTTGATAAGTTAAACATCTGGTATCCAAGAACACCTAAGGGTGCGCCTAGTTTTACTGGCGATTGGTTGCTAAGTCAAGACCACGAGATTGCAAGAAAGGTAGCTGAGTACCGCAAGATCAACAAAATGCGCCGTGACTTTATTGAAGGCATGGTATTAAAGATGAACGTTTCAGGTAGAATCCATTGTCAATTCCACGCGCTGCGTAAGGATGCTGACGGCACCAGGTCTGGTAGGTTTAGCAGCAGCACGCCTAACTTGCAGCAAGTACCGGCACGTGATGAACATTGGGGTCCATTGATCCGCGGTTTATTCTTGCCAGACGAAGGTAAACAGTGGGCAGTTTGCGATTACAGTCAACAAGAACCTCGTGTCCTTGTACATTACGCTGATCTACTTGGTTTACGAGGCGCTGACGAAGCGGTGCAGCAATATACTGGCGATACTGACTTCCATCAAATGGTTGCTGATATGGCAGGCATTAAGCGTAAACAGGCTAAGGTCATTAACTTAGGCATGTTTTATGGCATGGGCGTGTATAAACTTGCTACTCAACTAGGTTTAAGTAATGACGAAGCAAGACCATTGTTTGAACAGTATCATCAACGGGTTCCATTTGTAAGGCAACTTGCACACAAGTGCAGTCAATCAGTAGCTGACAAGGGCTATATTAAGACCTTGCTAGGTCGTAAGCGTCACTTTAATCTTTGGGAACCTGCTGATGCACAAAACACTTGGCCAAACCGTGAGCAGCCACTGACACGTGAAGATGCTGAACGCGTGTGGGCTGGCAGACCGTTACGTCGATCCATGGTCCACAAGTCATTAAATGCGCTCATTCAAGGAGGAGCTGCTGATATGACTAAGAAGGCTATGGTTGACTTATACAAAGAAGGTTATGTTGCACACTTGCAAGTCCATGATGAACTAGATTTTAGTATCACTGATAGCAATGAAGGTAAAAAAATTCAAGAGATCATGGAGAATTGTGTTAAAATAAATGTTCCATTAAAGGTCGATTTAGAAATAGGACCTAATTGGGGTGAGATTAAATAAAGGAGAATGTATGTGGATTTTCCACACCGAAGGATTGCTAAGTATTGTTGAAAACCGCAATGATAAGAAACTATTATTAGTTCGTGCTCGTCGCCCTGAGCATATCACTAAGGTATTTCCGCATGCTAAGCCTATTCATACACCAAACGCAGACTATCACTGGCGAATTAGTGTACCTCGCAGCGAAGTACAAGCCGTGATGATTCAGATGCTAGGCAATATTGATTACGACAATTTTAAAGACGCAGCAAACCCTATGTTAAAGACCGTTTACAGTAATGTATGGGTTGACGGACTTGCCTTGGAGAAAGTAAATGAAAGAGTCAACATTTTGGGCCCTGATGAAGACAAATCTTCCTGGCCACGTTACCCGTATTGAAAACACAGCAGGCATAGGAACACCTGATGTTAACATCTGTCACAACGGCGTTGAGGTTTGGCTTGAACTTAAGGTTGCTAAGGGGCATTACATCTTTCTTAGAACTTCGCAAGTTGCATTTTGTGTGCGGCGTGTCGCGGAAAAAGGCCGAATCTTTTTCGTCACCCGCTACGGCGATGAGATTTTAATTTTTACCGGCGAGGAACTATTGGATTGTATGGACAAGATTGAAGGCGTAACTAATAAGGCGTGTAAGCTGCATCTCAGCCATATTAAAGAATCGTTTATTTTTACTAAACCATATGCGTGGAATTCAATTATAGATTTACTTTATTACCAATAATGTGATATACTAATACTCAGAAAGGAGAGATGATGACAGTATATGTGGTGCAAGAAGCTCGTGGAATTAACCTGCTGCCAGCCGAGCAGTATGGAGATCTGCGTATCTTGTTACCCCCAGGCAACGTAGCATTTTCAGCAGGACCTACCATCAGTCGCTTAAAACGTGGCCTTGCAAGGTTTTCTGACAATGATTACTTGTTAATGGTTGGCGATCCTGCCGCCATTGCAGCTGCCGGAGCGGTAGCGTGTATGTTAAACAACGGGCGTATGAAACTGTTAAAGTGGGATCGGCAAGAGATGCGGTACTACGTAGTTGAATACGATTTAATGAGGAGAGAAGATGACTTCTGAAGAAAATTTTGCATCAGACGAAAGTCTGAAGGTTGTTGCCGAATTAGCTACTCGACAACTTAAATTAGAACAAGAACTTAACGATTTAGAAGAGCAAGTTAAAGCTAAGAAAGAAGAACTAACACAAGTATCTGAAAAAGATCTTCCTGAAGCCTTAGCTGAATGCGGTTTATCTGAGGTTAAATTACTTGATGGTAGTAAGGTTACGGTTAAACCATACTATCAGGCTAATCCGCCAAAAGAGAAATACGAGGAAGCAATGGCATGGCTTCGTACTCATGGTCATGGTGACCTGATTAAGAACGACGTGACTGTTAGCTTTGGTAAAGGTGAGGATACAAATGCTGCGGAATTTAAAGCGCATTTAATCGAATCAGGCACTTCCTTTACTGACAAGACTGGTGTTCATCCTATGACGTTTAAAGCGTTTGTGCGTGAACAGGTAGAGACAGGTCAAAACTTGCCCTTTGATCTGTTAGGTGTTTATATTGGGCAGAAAACTTCCATCAAGAAAGGATAACTCAGATGGCTAAAACTGATTTAAAAACCAAAGATCAAGGTGGTGCCTTGATGGTGATTGACTTTGCAGCAGACGCTGGTATGGGTCTTGAGAATATGACTAGTCAAGACATGGCTATTCCATTCTTTAATGTGCTACAAAAACTATCGCCTCAGTGCGACACGATTGAAGGTGCTAAGGCTGGTATGATTTTTAATACCGTTACAGAACAATCTTACAAAGAGATCACTGTAATTCCTTGCGCATATAAGCGTGAGTTTGTTGAATGGCGTCCACGTGCAAGTGGCGGTGGATTAGTAGGTCAACACACTATTACCAGTGAGGTAGTATCATCTGCCAAAAATATTGACGGCAAATTGACTACAGCATCTGGCAACGTGTTAGTTGAAACAGCTTATCATTTTGTATTATCGGTATCTGATTCAGGTTCAATTGAGCCAGGCTTGATTGTAATGTCAAGCACACAACTGAAGAAGAATCGCCGATGGAACAGCTTGATGAACAACTTAAAAGTCCAAGGTCCTAATGGCATGGTTACTCCTGCAAGGTTTAGTCATATGTATAAGTTGAGCACCATTCAAGAACAGAATGATAAAGGCGCCTGGTATGGTTGGACCATCGATATGGTAGGTCCGGTAACTAACCCTGGTATTTATCAAGCTGCTCGTGACTTTGCCCAACAAGTCTCGTCAGGAACTGTGAAGACCGCAGCACCTGAGCAAGATCACGCAGAAACCGTGCAACACTTTTAACAGAGGGCCAGGGGTTCACAGCCCCTGGTTTATTTATGCTTGTAGAAAATTTCATGGAAATTTTCGAGGGGTTGCCAAGGGCTCATGGTACATACGTAATTAAGGGTAGTCGTCAGGACAATAAGTTAACTGGCAAGGCTACTACGATTCGTGAACCGATTACTAAAGACCTGTGGTTGCAACACCTTGAAGGTAAACAAGGACTTGGCGTTATTCCAATTAACGACGAGTCAATGTGTAAGTTTGGTGCTATTGACATTGATACGTATGATGGCAGCATTGACTTACCTAAAATTAATTCAGCCATTCAAGAACTAAAGGTTCCGTTATTTCCCTGTGCTAGTAAGTCTGGGGGCATTCACTTGTACCTTTTTACTTCTGAGTGGGTTGATGCAGGTACAATGCAGCAAAAATTAAAAGACCTTGCAGCGTATATGGGCTTTGGCGGTTGCGAAATATTTCCGAAACAAACCAAAATCCTCGCGGATCGTGGCGATATCGGTCAGTGGATCAACATGCCTTACTTCGGCGAAACACGCTGGTGTCAGGGTATGAAGCCAGAAGCCTTTGTTGAAAAGGTAATGGCCAATCGCTTTACTGCTAAACAATTAGATGATCTAGTGATTAACGTAAAAGCTGGGTTTGAAGACGGACCACCATGTTTGCAGCACCTATCTACTAAGGGTTTTCCACAAGGAACAAGAAACAACGGACTATTTAATATTGCTGTATACTGTAGGAAGAAGAGTCCGGACAACTGGGAATCTCAGCTCGAAGGTTTTAATATCGACTTGATGGATCCTCCCTTATCTAGTAGTGAGGTGCAAGGTGTTATCAAATCAGCCAAGCGAAAAGAGTATCAGTACACGTGCAGTAAACCTCCTGTCGCACCCTATTGCAATGCTGCTGTTTGCAAGCTTCGTAAGTTTGGTGTCGGGACTTCTACTGATATGCCTGCTGTACATAGTCTTACTAAGTTTAACACTCTTCCTCCCATCTGGTTCCTCGATGTTGATGGCGGCGGTCGGTTAGAATTAGAAACAGACGACTTACATAATCAACGTAGGTTCCAGCGCAAATGCATGGAACGTTTAAACGTCTTGCCTGGCAAGATGAATGATATTGCCTGGACTAAACTAGTTAATCATCTACTAGAAAACCTTACCATCATTGAAGCACCACCGGATGCTTCTCCTGTCGGACAACTGTTTGAATACATCGAACGCTTTTGTACTGGCCGGGTGCAAGCCAAGGTTAAGGAAGAAATTCTACTTGGTAAACCATGGACTGATAGTGGTAAACACTTTTTTAGGATGGCAGACCTCATGGCGTTCCTAGACCGGCATCATTTCAGGGATTACAAGGTTCACCAGGTTACTTCGATCTTACGTGAGAATGGCGCTGAACATCACTTCTTTAATATCAAGGGAAAAGGGATTAACATTTGGGCGATCAGTGAGTTTGAAAAACACGATGGCAACTTTGATACTCCAGACATTGAAGGTAATGAGGAAGTATTTTGACGTGGACGATTGTATTCGGACCTCCAGGGACTGGCAAGACGACGACTGGTATGCGGTTCATTGAAGAACGTTTAGAACGCGGTATCCCACCTAATCGGATTGGGTATATCGCGTTTACTAGAAAGGCGGCCAATGAAGCTAGGACTAGGGCTGCTGAGAAGTTTGGATTTACCGCCGATGACATGCCGTACTTTCGGACCATTCATAGTCTTGCCTTTATGCAACTAGGGATAAAACCGTCTGGCATGCTGCAACGTACTAACTACACTGAGTTAGGTGAAAAGCTAGGGATCGAGGTCAGTGGTTCATTTAACAATGAAGACGGTCTATTACAGGGAATGCCGTTAGGAGATCGCTATTTCTTTTTAGATAACTTAGCAAGGATTACGCGTAAACCGTTAAAAAGGATCTATGAAGAATGTGGCGACGATGAGATTGATTGGCATGAACTAGACCGGGTTTCACGGACCTTGCAGCAATACAAGAAGATCCATAAACTCTATGACTTTACCGATCTATTAGAACAGTGGTTAGAGCATGGTCATACGCCAAAACTAGATTCGATCTTTGTCGACGAGGCACAAGACCTGTCTGCATTACAGTGGGACTTTGTTGAAAAATTAACTGTTAATATGGAGGACAAATATGTCGCAGGTGACGACGATCAAGCTATCTATCGATGGGCCGGAGCCGATGTTGAAAGACTTATACATCTACCCGGACGCCGTATTATCCTCGATCAGTCTTATCGGGTGCCCAGGACAGTGCATGCGGTGGCAACTAATCTCCTCACGCGTATCCAGAGTCGAGTGCCCAAACGATTTAAACCGTCAGATATATCAGGTAGTGTTAACTGGCATTTTACACATGATGCCGTCGACCTCAGTAAAGGACAATGGCTCTTACTGGCACGTAACTCCTATCTCACAAGAGAACTTGAAGAAACCTGTTTAAGAGCTGGTTATCCGTTTGAGAGTCTTAAGAAGTCGCCACTACAAAATGATTCATTAAAGGCAATCATCGCTTGGACTAACTTATGCAAGGGCCAGCGAGTTAATGGTGACGCATTAAAACTAATTTACCGGTTCATGGGCCTTCGTAAGCGCACTGATAAAGAACGGACATATTCACTAGCTGACGTGAAACTAGAACCTGGGATCTGGCACCAGCGATTGACCCACATCTCTGCTGCCGAACGCGAGTATTACATTGCTGCCCGCCGGCAAGGTGAAAGTTTAACTGCAGATCCACGAATCAAGATCAATACCATTCACGCCGTTAAAGGCGGTGAGGCAGATAACGTTTTAATCCTGACTGACATGGCAGCCAGGTCATACAAGTATATGCAGCAGTACCCAGATGATGAAGCCCGCGTGTTTTACGTGGGTATGACTAGAGCAAAACATAATTTACACCTAATTCAACCACAAACGAATCTTTTTTACGAGATCGGATAACGAGGATTAACCGAGGGAACATCGATGCACACAGCTAATAGCAACACCTATCCTTTTAAGACAACTCCCTACGCTCATCAGAGTGAGGCGTGGGGCATATCAAAGGATAAAGATGAGTTTGCCCTGTTTATGGAGATGGGAACTGGCAAGACAAAGGTAGCAATTGATTCGATTTCATATCTTTACGACTCAGGTCGGATACAGTCTGCGCTTATTGTCGCGCCCAAGGGTGTCTATATGAATTGGATTATCAAGGAGATACCAACCCACCTACCTGACCATGTAAGATACCAAATTGCCTCATGGCACGCCGCACCTAGAAAGGCCGAGCAAGAAGCATTAGATAATATTCTCAAACAGTCTGATGACCTGCGTATCCTTGTTATGAACGTCGAAGCCTTTAGCACGGACCGCGGTACAAAGTTTGCAAAACTATTCTTAGATGTCGGCGGCAGATCAATCATGGTTGTCGATGAATCAACTACGATTAAGAATCCAGGGGCACAGCGAACTAAGAATGTAATCAAGGTAGGAACATATGCAAAGTATCGACGCATCCTTACTGGCGAACCCGTGACCCGTAGTCCATTAGACATCTACAGTCAAGCCCAGTTCTTGAACCCGCATCTACTAGGCTTTAGCAGTTACTATACGTTTAGAAACCGGTATGCGATTATGATCGATATCAAGGCAGGTAATCGCAGCTTTAAAAAGATTACAGGGTTTCGTAAGTTAGACGAACTAACTAAGTCCTTACAAAGCTTTAGTTACCGCGTTAAGAAGGTTGACTGTCTAGACTTACCAGCAAAGATCTATCAATACCGGTATGTTGAATTGACTAAGGAACAAAAGCAACTGTATAAGCAAGTGGCCGATATTGCGGTAGCCACACTCAAGGGCAAGGTCTTAACCATTGACAATGTACTAACCCAGATCCTTCGGCTGCATCAGATTACCTGCGGACATTTTAAGAGCGATGACGGTGAGATCATCAAGGTACCTAACAACCGCCTAACTGAACTAGTAGATGTATTAGATGAGGCCAGTGACAAGGTAATCATTTGGGCTACGTATGTAGAAGATATCAAGACCATTCAAGCAAAGTTAACCGAGATCTATGGGCCACAGTCCGTGGTTACTTATTACGGTAGTACTAGTACAGATGATAGGTCTGACGCCGTTAAACGTTTCCAAGAGGATCCTAGTGTAAGATACTTTATAGGTAACCCGTCAACGGGAGGCTACGGTATTACCTTGACCGCAGCAACGACCGTGGTCTACTATTCAAATAGTTATAACCTCGAACATCGATTACAGTCTGAGGATCGTGCACACCGGATTGGCCAAACCAAGTCAGTAAACTACGTTGACCTTACGGTGACGGGCACAATTGATGAAAAGATTATCAAGGCCTTGAGGGAGAAAAAGAATATCGCCGCTCAAGTCCTTGGTGAAGATATTACCTCTTGGCTTTCCTAGCTTCAGATAAAGCAATTGCAACTGCTTGCTTTTGACTTTTAACAACAGGACCGCCTTTGCCTGAATGTAATGTACCGCCTTTAAATTCACGCATAACTTTTGCTACTTTCTTTTCGCCTTTAGTCGCCATGATAGTCCTTATTTTTTAGCTGTCTTAGCTGAGTCTCTAAAGTCCTTAGCGGTAGGTGCGCCCTTAGTTCCTGGTTTACGCATCTTTTCGCCAGATCCTGCTTTAATTCGTTCACGTTTAGCGTGAATGTTCGCGTATAATCCTGGTTTAGTCGCCATAAAATTTATCCTTCTTGCCTTCTTTATGTGGGCCTTTTTTCTCGCGATGCTTCATTGGTTCTGGTTTTTTCTTAGTTGCCATGTGTAGCTCCTGATAAGTAAACAGCACGTTCATCGTTACGGCGACGAGTCAAACCTTTCAGTTCTTTTCCGCCTGCTTTATTGTACAACAAAAACGCATCAGCAGCACCTTCAAAATCTTCACGATTATGTTTGGCGCGAATAGAAGAACGTTGCAAGGTCCCTAGACCAAAGTTAAAACTGATCGAAACGAGTGCATCAAACCGAGACTGAGTAAGACCCACAGGACATAATCGTTCCACTCCAACTTCAAAGCGAGCAATATCTTTCCTAAGTATTTCATTAACTTCCTCCATGGTAAAGGTCTTGTTCCAAGCATCTGGTAAGGTCTTGCCGTCACCGATTAAGTGTCCGACGCCCACGGTCCATAGTCCAATAGCATCTTGATATGGTTTGACTCGCACCCCTTCATGGTGCTTTAACATCTCTAGACAGCGATCACTAATTTTCATTTCTTAAACGCTTGGGTACCAAACCAGAATGCAATGATTGAGGCAAAGATCTGCTGCGACTCATCGTCCCATAGTTGATCTAGTGCAATACTAAAGTCAACCCCGGTCTTCCAAGCGTAGATAAATCCGAATACATCTACAAAAACTAACAAGGCAAACATACCAAGGCTAATAATAGATCTTGTGGCAGCTCGCATATTAATGACCCACTGACTTGCTCCCTTACCAATCTCAATGTCATGGGCATATAAGGCCTGTCGTTCTTGGACCTGGGTTTCCATGGCAATTTGATCAGTCCGAATCTCTTCAACCCGAGCTTGGGCTGCGAACCCGGCTTCCATCAATTTAAGTTCACGTTCCATTTGCATGGCTGCAAGTTCTAATTCATGTTTCTTATCTGACTTATCTTGAAAGAAATCTAGGAACTTTGGAAGTCCACCCATCAAAAATGAAAGCAAGGTTGAGATTAACGTAAGCATTAAGACCTCCAGTAAAAATAAGTTAGAAATGCTGCCCAAGCCGTAGCAACTACCCAAGCCCACATTAACGTATCAAAATCATCATCATTCATATAACGCCTAGAATAAATTTTAACCACAGTGTTACGAGCAAAGCTGCAAGAAAACAGTACCATTGGACTTGTCTGACCTTCTTTAGTTCCGTGTCAAAAAACTCTTTATCTTCTCTTTCCAGTTTTTCAATGTCTGTTTTAATCCTGAGAACTTGCTCCCACTCTTTTGTGCCATACTTTTTAATGAAATCAGTTTTAAGACGATGTTCTTCATCAGTAATTACCTTTCGTTGTTTGTACTCGTCAAGGGCTTTAAAGATAGCCCGTTGCTTTTTAAACTCCGCTTCCTTACGTTGGCGGATATGATCTAACGTCTTTTGTCTTGCTAACTCAATGCCTTCTTTTTGGGCATCTTCAATATTCTTTCCAATCTCTTGACCAGCTTTTCTACCAGTGGCAATCCCTTCGCTAAGTCCTTTAGCCCCGGCTAATAGTCCAAGATCGTCGGCCACATCAATTTAACTTCAGTACAATTGTAATTAATGTGATAATGATAAAAGCAGTTGTGGCAAGAATGATCTGTTCTAGGCGCTTTAACCTTGCACAAATGCTATCGTAACGCAGCTCACAAACTGCCTCATGACTATTTAGCCGCGCTTCTGTTTCGTTCATATCTTAAACCTTAGGGTACTTTAATTTGATTGCATCGATCTGCGCCTTCCAGGCATCATAGCCACCGTGATAAAGCGTATCGAATTGATCTGCGAATGATGGGTACTCTGCGGCTCTATGGTACTTATATGTGTCTGGATCAACCCAAGCATTTACTGCTGCTAAGTCAATCTCAACCTTGTTTCCTTGCGCATCAAATGCTCCGATATCATCACTAATAGTAACAACCTGTGGATATAGTTTATAAATAGCTTTATGATTCATGCCGCAATCTCTTTCAATGTTATGACTGAATTAGCAACGTATCTATTGTTATCACCAGTATTGGATGGCCTATTCAAATAAACAGTTCTTGATGAAATATGACCATAAGTGGACATTATTCTAATAAACACTTTATTTTGCGTGGTGCCTGGATCTAATATATATTGATACGTTGCCGGATGAAGTCTATATTGGGTATCAGATTGAGAGCCGCCACCACTTGATGTGCCGAAATGAGCTAAAGTTCCAGCATCAGTAATGCCGCCAACAGTAACACCCCTATTTGGAAAATAAGAATATCCTGATCCTTCAGGCGCATATTGCATTAAAAAGTTTGCCCATGTATCGTTATCTGCGCCAACCATAAGGCGAACATCTACAAGTATTTTAGATGTGTTAATAGAGCGAGTAATAAATACTGTGCCATCACCAAACGGCCCAGGCACAACAAATATATTTGAGCGC